GATTCCTGGCCGCCGGCTACGAGACTCTGGCGGCCGCGGCGGCCCCCAACATCAAGTCGGCCGTGTCCTCGGGCGGGGCGCCCACGCTCGCCGAAGCGGATGCGTTCAACACGTCGTCGGACATCAGCCGCATCAAGCTGTCGACGGCTGGCGGAGTGTCGAACCCGGCTGCGCTCTTCGCGTTCGCTACGGATCTGACGCTGACCATCTCCAACAACGCCTCGGCGGAGCCCGCCCTGGGCGTTCTCGGGGCCCTCGACATCGCCGTGGGCAACTTCACGGTGGGTGGGAGCATCGAGGCGTACTTCGTCGAGACGGCGGCCATGCAGTCCGTGATCGACAATGCGGACATCACGGTCGAAGCGCACTTCGTGAAGGCCAATTCCGGCATCAGCTTCGACATTCCGCTCTTGTCCCTGGGGGACGGCAAGCTGAACGTCGAGAAGGACCAGTCCATCAAGATCCCGCTGGAGATCCAGGCGGCAACGGGCGCCAAGGTGCATCCGACGCTCGACCACACGCTCCTCTGGGTCTTCTGGGACTACCTCCCGAACGCGGCGGACGCGTAAGGGACAATTCGTGCCCCTGTTACCCAGCCCCCGCTGAGGTAGGAGAAGAATGAGCGGAACGTTCGCAGCCTTCAAGAGCGACGTGGATCGCGAGCGAAACGGCCTGTGGCTCGACTACGGCGACGCCGGGGAGTTCCTGGTGGCCCGCGCGGGTGGGGCCAACAAGGCGTACGAGAAGGCCCTGGCCCGTATCACCAAGCCGCACCGTCGGGCCCTGGAGGCCGAGGCGATCGATTCGGACAAGGCGTTTGACCTGATGAAGCAGGCGTTCGCCGAGACCATCGTGCTCGACTGGAAGGGTATCACCGACGCTGAGGGCAACGAGGTCCCGTACAGCAAAGAGAAGTGCCTGTGGCTCTTCCGGGAGCTGGACGACCTGTTCCAGGCGATCCGGGAGGACGCACACAAAGCGACGCTCTACCGGGCCTCGCTGCGGGAGGAGGCCGCGGGAAACTGAGGGCGGTCCTTCGTTACCAGCTGACGAAGGGCCCCAAAGAGCGGACGATCATCCGGAACTGCTACGCGCACAATGTGCCGCTCCCGGAGTCGATCGCCAACGCGCCTGAGCTGGAGCTGGGGCTGGAGCTGTTCTTCAGCGCCTTCTGGGACCTGACGACGTGCCGGCCGTCGGGGTGGTCGGTTCAACCCATTCCTTGGTCCGCGATCATCGAGTGGGGTCAGATGCACGAGCTGGACTACGAAGAGATGGATGACCTGCTCTTCTACGTCAGGGAGATGGACAGCGAGTTCATCGACTACGTGGCCGAGCAGAACAGCAAGAAGAAGTGACGTGCCGACGCACCGATCGTTCGGGGAACTCGCTAATCGGATGAACTTCATCTCCGCGGAGTTCATTACGCGGGCGACTCAACTCATGCGATCGGTGGCGCTGGCGGTCCACCAGACGGTGGTCGTCACGACCCCCGTGGATACCGGGCGGGCTCGGAGCAACTGGTTCGTGAGCTTCGGGTCCCCCGTGCTCACGGACAACGAGCCACCGGGTGGGGACAGCGTCAGCGCGCGAGGGAGGCAGGCCGCGGATCAGGCTTTCTCCCAGGGGCGGCCGGTGATCGCGTCGTGGCGGCTCGGATCGGGCGACATCTACGTCTCGAACGGGGTGCCGTACATCGGGGAGCTGGACCGCGGAAGTAGTCGTCAGGCCCCCAAGGGAATGAGCAGGCAAGCGATTCTGGCAGGTCGCCGCGTGCTGAAAGAGACAAAGCTGCTGCCGCCGGGGACCGGGTAGGAAATGGCCGAGAATCTAATCATCCGGCTCCGGGCAGACGGCGCCCTCAAGGTTGTCCGCAACTTCAAGAACATCGGGGACTCCGGTCGGCAGGCAGCCAACGGAGTAGGGATCCTTCAGCGCGCCCTCGGCCTCCTTGGTGGCGTGCTGGCGATCCGTTCCGTCATCCAGTATTCGGACGCCTACACCAGCCTCCAGAACCGGCTCAAGCTCGTCACGAAGAGTTCGGCCGAGCTGGGCGTGGTGACCGAGGAGCTTCGGAAGACTGCGAACGAAACGCGCACGGCGTTCAGCAACACGGGCGAGTTCTACGCGCGCGCGGCTCTGGCCTCGCGGGAATTGGGTGTGTCCCAGCGGCAGCTGTTGGATCTGACGCGCTCGGTCAACCAAGCCATCATCCTTTCCGGCGCCACGGCAGTGGAAGCCGAGAAGGGACTGATCCAGTTCTCCCAGGGCATCGCGTCCGGCTCCCTTCGCGGGGACGAGCTTCGATCGGTGCTGGAGCAGCTGCCGCTCGTGGCGGACGTGATCGCGAAGCAGCTCGGCGTGACGCGCGGGGCGCTGCGCAAGCTGGGGGCTACCGGTGCGATCACGGCCGAAGTGATCCTGGAGGCATTCAAGAACTCCCGAGATGAGCTGGAGTTCCTGTTCAAGACGACTGTTCCCACCATCCAGCAGTCGTTCGCGGTGCTGCGTAACGAAGTGGTTATTTTCATCGGGCGGTTGAATGCTGGCACTGGTGCGGCTCAGACGTTTAGTGAAATCGTTCTGGCCCTGGCCAAGAACATCGACATTTTTGTTCGGATCATCGCCGCTGGCGGAATCGCTCTGGCGCTGAATGCCATCAGGAATGGTATCGTCGGGATCACGGCGGCTATTCTGGCGAACCCCATCGGTCTGATCGTGACAGGGCTTACTCTGGCAACTTCGGCGCTGATCGCCTTTAGCAGTCAGCTCATGGTGGCCGAAGGTAGCTTCACTACGTTTCAGGATGTTGGTGTCGAGGCACTCAAGACTATCGTCTTCGAGCTTGGGTTCTTCGTGAAGGGGGTCGTCCTAGCCGTCCAGGACGTCAACGACAACTTTGAGCTGCTTGACTTTCGCTCCCTTGCTTTTGGTATTGCCAGGATCATCGATGTGATCATCAACTCGTTCAAGGTGCTTGCTGAGACAGTCGCCAGTTCGTTTCGCACTACGGTTGCGGTGCTTACCCTCCTGCTGGATCTGGACAAGTTGGCCGGCTTCAGCGCCACGGTCGGTGCTGCGCGTAAGGGAGGCGCGTCCATCGCGGAGGCTCTCGACCTGGGTTTCCGAGATCAGTTTGGCGCCGGATTCCTGGACTTTGGGGATCGGCTGGCCGGCATACTGGAGGGGACCAGGGTGGAAGACGCGGTGGACGGGGTATTCGACCGCGCCAACCAGCGGGCCACGAAGCGCCAGATCGACGCCAACCGGCGGGCATTCGAGGCGAGCAAGGTTAATCTAGAAGACCCTGGGGTGAAGACCGCAACGGTCACCGGAGGCAAGGCGCCGAAGCTGACGGTGGCGCAGGTGCTCGCGCAGCTGGAGCAAGAGGGGCGCCTGCTGCAGCTGAACAACCGCGAGCGGGAGCGGGAGGAGCAGCTCCTTCGCATCGTTGTGGCGCTGCGGAAGGCCGGTGCGCAGTTCGACCTCGCGGACGTGGCGGCGATCGATAAGCTGATCACGCGGAACCAGCTCCTGGCGGATCAGGCGAGCCTCTACGAGGAGATCAAGGGCCCCCTGCAGCAGCACATGGTTCAGGTCGAAGCGCTGAATATCCTGTATGACTCGGGCCGCATCAACCTGGACGAGTTCAACAACAAGCTGGCGGAGCTGAACCGCAAGATCCTGGAGACGGACAACTCGATCAGCGGCGCGGGCAAGGGGCTCCTCGCTGGGTTCATCCAGCCGGCGCAGTCCTTGTTCCAGTCCCTGGAGCAGACGGGCATCGGCACCCTTCAGTCCTTCGGGGATGCCCTGTCTGAGACGTTCCGTCGCGGGGGCAACATCGGGGACTTCTTCGAGAGCTTCAAGGCCGGGCTGTCGGATGTGCTCGGGCAGCTCGCGCAGCTGACGTTCCGCCTCTTGCTCATCCAGTCGATCACCGCCCTGGGTGGCGGCGGGTTCCTGGCCAGCATCGGAGTGTCTCCTGTCGGTAAGGCTTTCGGGGGCACCGTGCAGGGCGGGCGCGAGGGACGCGTCATGCGGGTTGGAGAGCGCGGGCCGGAGAACGTGTTCGTGGGTCCCGGCCAGCAGGCCAACGTGCAGCCCGTGCAGCAACAGGCCCCGCAGCAGGTCAACGTGATCGCGGTGGCGGACCCCAACGACGTTCCCGCGTTCCTGAACTCTGTCGAGGGTGGGCACACGATCGTGCAGCTCGTCTCGCGCAACCGCAGCCAGATCCGGGCCGCGCTCGGCGTCTAAGGAGAAAGAAGCAATGGCTTGGCAGACTGGCACTTCCACCGACCATCAGGATCTGCTCGCGGACCTGCGAACGTTCCTGCTGGCCAACGGCTACACGAGTGACCGGTACGATCTCGCGGTGAACGACGCGGAAAATGACGAGATGATCGTGCACTCCACGTCGGAGGACTTCTACATCGGGATCCGCACGTTCTTCAACTCGTCGGCCAACGCCTACAACTGGGAGCTGGCGGGCTTCACTGGCTATGCGGCGGGCAACACCTGGGAGAACCAGCCGGGCATCAGCCCGGGGCGATACGATGGCCTGACCACCGCGCTCAAGTACGGGGCTTACGTCCCTGCGTCCAGTGGAACGATCACCTATTGGTTCAGCGCGACCGGCCGCCGGGTCTACGGGGTGCTGAAGATCGGAACGTCGTACCTCAGCTTCTACCTCGGCTTCCTGAATCCCTTCGCGGCGGCCAGCGAGTACCCGTACCCACTGTACATCGCCGGCTGCACGGCCCAGTTCGATCGGCTTCCGAACTCGGGGAACATTGGCCTGTCCGGTCTGGCCGATCCGATCACGATGCTGTCCAACAGCAACAACGGGCCGGCGTTCGTTCGTAGCCCCGCTGGGCTGTGGTTGCCGGTGCGAAACTCGTTCGAGACCACCGTCAACGGGCGCACGCTCATCAGCGGCCGGGGAGTCTGGCCCTGCAACAGTCCCATCATCAACACTACCACCGTCCCGGATGACGCGGACCGACTGTGGATCGAGTCGGTGGCCACGCGCGACTGGACCCAGGTCATTCCCAACAGCGGGAACCCGGGAACCGAAGTGGCCAAGCTGTACAAGAGTGATGACAGCGGCGGGGATCTGGTCAAGAGGTTCCCCCTGACGATTTGGGGGTTCAACGCCAACCCGGAGAGTCAAATCTACGGTGAGCTAGACGGCGTCTTCTGGGTTTCCGCGGCGCCCGGGCAGGTGGACGGGGCGGTCACGTCGGAGGACACGTTGACCGACGGGGCTTCGACGTTCCACGTGTTCGCGCAGGGCAATCGGTCGTCGGACTTCAACCTGCAGGCCATCGAGGAGGTATAGAAATGGCTTTCGAGAGCAGCACCTATACCAACCAGGAAGACCTGATGACCAAGCTCCACACGTTCGCCGTGGCCGGGGGCACGGACGGGACCTGGACGAACGGCGAGCTGGACACGGTGAACGACGAGATGGCCATCTCGAAGGGCACCGTCTTCGTGCAGTTCACGTGGGACAACACGAACCACATCTGGGTCTTCCAGTCCACGGGGTACGACGGCAGTGCTCCTGGATCCAATCCCGGGGACTCTGGCAACGGGGCCGACGGCAACACGAACACTCGTCGGGTGGAGCTGATTGGGAACGGTGGGGGGACCTACTGGTTCTTCTCCAACGCCACTGGCGCTGGGGAGAGCTACATTCACGTGGTGATCGAGTACACTCCCGGCTTCTTCCGGCACTTCGGCTTCGGGGACCTCGTGAAGGTCGGAGATTGGGCCGGAGGAGCATACGCGTACGGCCACACATGGGATCAAGCTGCGGGGGCTATCGATACTCCGAATGACTCCGGTCACTCGGTACTTCTCGATTCGTTGCCCAACGTTACAGCCGAGTGTGCCACGATCCGCATGGAGGGTTTCCAGGGGGAGCCGTCCGCCTCCTCCAAGTGGGGCGTGATCGGAGGAATCACTTCCGCCGGAAACGATTCGGACGGCGTGGGCCGAACCCCGTGCTTCGGGGGCAGCCGTGGGGGTCCGTACGTACGCTCCTTCGGCGGGTTCGTGGCTTCGGCGCTGACCGGGGCGGTTCCTGGGTGCCCGGTTTCGGTGATCTACCAGAACCTCGCGCCGGCTCCCGATCGCTGGTTCTTCATGGGCTACCAGCCCGACGTCCGCGTCGCGAACATCCGGGCGTTCGAGCCCAAGCAGGAGTACGCGTTCGGCAGCGAGACGTGGATCCCGTTCCCGATCGTCCGCAAGGCGTGGGCGTCGAATCCGGACATCGAGCAGTCGGGCAACGGCGGCATCTTCTACAAGAAGAACACGACCTAGCATGGTTGCGCACCCGAGCTGGAACAACACGGCGTACGAGCTGACCGACCAGATGTCGGACGACCAGTTCGAGCCGGGCTACACGGCTGGCGCCTTGGGGGGCACCGGGGCACCCGTGTCTCCGCGCATGGACTACCTTCTGGGCGACTTCCTCGCGGCCGAGGCGCTGGCTGGCCCGAGCACCCCAGTGATTCCGTCCATCTCCAGCGTGAATCACCCGAGCTGCGAGGGCGAGGGCATCGGGGGGCTGTGGTTCGGGCTGATCCACGTGACACCCAGGGAGATCGCCTTGGGCAACATCCTGGGCACCGTTCAGGTGACCATCGACATCTTCAACGCGGACTTCTCGTCGCACGACTATGGGGCGTGGACTAACAATGCCGGCGCGGGGATCAGCCTGAACAATCCGGCTCTTCCCACCACGATTCCGTCCATGAACGGGCTCGTGCTCACGCTGACGGTGACCCCCGACGGGCCACCGTCCGTGGACTCGACGCTGGTCTACGACTTCGATGCGTCCACCATCATCGTGGTCCAGCCGATCAGCCTCACCCGTCTGGTGCCCATCGTGTTCGCCCCGGAGCGCAAGATCCGAGAGGAGCTGGCGTGGCTGACCGACGTCCAGCGCGCCGTGGATGGGACGGAGAAGCGGGTGGCGCTGCGCAAGAACCCCCGGCAGCTCTACGACCTGGGGTTCCTGCGGGAGAACAACGTCGAGCGCCAACGCCTGGAGAACCTCCTGTTCGACTGGCAGGCGCGGCTGTTCGGCCTTCCGGTCTGGACGGACGCCATGTACCTGTCTGCGGCCGTCGGCATCGGGGACTCAACGATCAACGTGGACGACACAAGCTACTCGGATCTCAGGGACTCGGGATTGGCCATCATCTGGACGGACGAGACGGACTACGAGATCCTGAACGTGGACGTGGTCGGCGCCAGCAGCTTCACGCTCACCTCGACCGCGACCAAGGCGTTCCCGGTGGGCACCCTCGTGTTCCCGATGCGGGTGGCCTTCGTGGAGTCCCAGCCGCGGATCCGGCGTTACCCCGTCGGGGCGACCAACTACCGCATTCGGTTCATCGTGACGGACAACGACGCGAACCTCGCGGACGTCTCGGCCTTCAACGCCTTCAACGGCAAGGTGCTGCTGGACGACCCCAACTTCGTCCGCGAGACGGTACCCGAATTCTTCGACCGGCAGGTGCACGTGTTCGATGGAGAGACCGGCATCCTTTCCCAGATCAGCCAATGGGACGTCTCTCGCCGGGGCTCCGCCAAGAGGTTCCGACCCCAGAGTCGGCAGGCCATGTGGCAGATCCGGCAATTGCTGCACGCGCTTCGGGGGCGACAGGTGTCGTTCTACCTGCCTACCTTCGCGGAGGAGTTTACCCTGGACTCGGCCCTCGTAGTGGCGGGGACGACGGCGGACGTTCAGAATGCGGGGTACAGTGACTTCTCGCAGTCTCGGCAGCCCAGGAACATCTTGCGCGTGGTGGAGAAGGACGGCACCAAGACCATCAGGACCATTCTGTCGTCGGCCGAGCTGTCGGACACCATCGAGCACCTAACGGTGGACTCGGGCTGGCCGGCCAACATCGCCGTGGCGGATGTCGACTTCATCGACCTGATCGAGAAGGTGCGGTTGGACACGGACACGGTGGTCATCATCCACGATGATTTCGCCGGACGCGGTACGCTCACGTTTCCAGTGAAGGCGGTGCTCGAATGAGTTACGACGCGGAAGAGACCAGCGTAGAATCGGGGCAGCCCGTTGAGCTGTACGAGATCCGCCTTGGGGTGGACGTGTTCAGGTACGCCAGCGGGGAGGACGACATCGTCGTGTCCGCCAACACTTGGACGGCGATTCCTCTGAAGCGGTCCTCGATCCCGATCAGCCCCGAGGCGCGCACCCAGCCGATCGAAGTGACGATGCCGGCCAGCAACACGTTCGCGCAGAAGTACGTGG